AGAATGATTAGTTACTTTTTGAGATGGGGCCATGAATAGGTGCTACGAAGAACTTTGGCAGTAAACTTATCTCTATTATACCCCACAGGTTGGTGATCTGACAAGTCTAGACAGTCACACATAATAGATGCATATGTGTCGTTGTTGATTCTTCCGTTGACATAACTAGAAGCAGCAACACGTATGGCACTGAACATCTGTTGTGCTAACTCTTTGTCACCATACAAGTGTTCGTGTAGAATAGTATTGAGAACTGGTTTGTAGTTGCCTTGACTACCACCAGAACGTACTTCTCCCTTCTTAGTTAAACGAAATGGTTGTAGTGATGACATACCAACATTACGCCACATGTACTTCTCATAGCGTTTAGCACACATAGGAGCAAACTTTGCTAGATCTTCCTCATCCATAGCGAGGATCTTGACCTTCTCTTTCTGTCCTTTAGCAGATGCTTTGAGCGTATCAGCATACCAACTATTAAACTCTGTCTCTCCTTTGTCAGCACGTTTCTGCCAACGATCAACAAACACCTCCATGGTGGATTGTTTACGATTCTCGTTGACATTGTACAGAGTCAAGATCATATTATCTGGATGATCTCCACCGTTAGGTGAGATATGCTCAACTTGTAAGTCAAGAATATGATGTGGTCCACTCAAAGTATAAGCACACTTACGATCTTGCTTCAGATACATTTGACACAAAAGAATGCCACGCTGTTGTGTAGGATTATCTGTCAATGATTCACTGACTGGATCCCACCAACCAAGGTGACCCTGCTGACCAGACTTACGAATCATGGCACGATCAGCTGTAGACTGAGAATTATAAAAGATAGATGCTTCTTCCCATGATACTTCAACAGTATTTACTTTGGATCGAATAGCATCACCACCAGATAGTAGAGTCTCTTTGTTATCTAAGAGAGCAATAGTTTGTTGCCAATCAAGAATTTGGTGACCAGGAATACGTGTTGGGTTCATCAGACAGTGACAGAAACAGCAGGAAGACCCTTGACGAAGATAGTCTCGACAAGGTTTTGAAGACGTTTGATAGTGTGAGCACCGTAGTTCTTGAATACAGGTACGATGACCTTGCCACAAGACTTACGGTACATGTCAAACTTGCCTGGGATAATCTTACCACAAGCAATGTCAGCAGCATCATCTTTGTTAAGACGGATGACACGACCAACAGTTTGTGCCATTTGGATGACATCGAGTTGACGAAGGAACACACAGTGTGTTAGACCGTGGACGTTGATGCCTTCAGACAGGATGCTGTAGTGGAAGATCACAAACTTACGGTTTGGATCTTTGCCCCAAGCATTGAACGTGTCGAAGAACTGCTCACGGTTGACCTTAGTCTTGTTCACATAAGCACCATACTTGCTGGTGATGTGAAGCACATCATAACCCTTGTCATGAAAGAAGTCAAGCACACTTGTCTTGGAAAGCAGATTGAACATGACCTTGCTACTAGGAGCAGCTACCAGGATCTTATTGCCAGCAGCATCAATGTCATTGATCAGGTTAGTGAGTGTGTCTTTGTCAGACTCATAAGAAAACTGACCCTTGACTCGCTCGAAGTCAACCTCATAGGATATAACCTCAGGAGCAAGAATGCTACCGTTGTTGAGCAGTTCAGGAGCAGGTACACTCTCAAGCACAGGACCATATACTGTGCTATTGTTCATGCCACGTCCGTAAGCATTACGAGTGTGCTTAGGTGTGGCGGTAAAGAAATAGTAGGACTTAGACTCAACATTAAGTACAGACTCAAAGAAATCACGACGGACAGCATTGTGTGCCTCATCGTAATAGATACAGTCAATATCAATGTCAGACTCTACAATACGACGGAGACTGTTGTATGTGGTGAATATAATCTCATGAATACCAGCAGTCTTACAGACAGCATGATGACACTGAATCTGTTGAACTTTAGTGCTGCTAGCGAAAGAAGTCTCACCACTATGAACGTGAAACATCTCAGCATTTACAGTACCATTGAGAGCATTCCAGAACTCATCACACAATTGGTTTGCCAACAGAATACGTGGGGCGACCACTACAATAGTCTGTGGCGTGGTGGCAGCGAGCAAACGACGCTCAGTGTCCTTGATCATGACGAGAGTCTTACCACCACCTGTGGGGACAATGACCTGACCAAAAGAGTTGTTCTCAAGAGCAGCAAGTGCTCGCTGCTGGTGAGGACGGAGGGTGAGCATGAATGCCTTGCTGACTACTCTATTATTATAGCAGAAAACCGCCCTTGTGGGGCGGTTTAATCCAGTTATGGAAGTGTCACAGTCGGATGAACTGACCCGCTTTTACATCTTCTTTATGGAAGTCTTGAGCAAGGTGAGCATGTTGACAGTTCTTATGCTCCCATGGATAGCATCCATTGGAAACTTTATAGATAAAGATTTTATCAAGATCTTCAGATAGATTTGGGAGTACAACACTATGTACTTTATTTCGTTTTACTTCCAATGATTCAACACGGGTAGGAGTATCAACAGAATCTTGAATGTTGAGCCAACTAGTTACAGGAACCCGAGCAGCATGAGAAAGTAAAGGATTAGTACGAGACCCCCAGTTAGACATATTGATGTAATGATTATGATCGTGTTTCTTGAGAACTTCTTCTTTATAAGAGTCAGTAGATCGGGCAACAAAATCCTGATACGTAGTGTCATTGTGAGAAGTATAACGCTCAGTTTTAAAATTGGTATGTCCATTGCTGACAATAAAACTTACCATCTCTTTAACAATAGTACCCATGGCAGTCTTACCAAGAGAATTATTAGCAATCAGATGAACTTGATCAGCAATATCTTGCTCACATTTAATTTCATTCTTAGAAATACCAAACTTAATATGTTCAATGACTTCATCTCGGTTGTTGAGCGTAGCATGGAACATACGTTCATTGTTAAGTGTCTTAGCAAAACATTTCTGTGCCCACTCATTGTCACACTTGACGTAAACAAACATATATCCAGGAATACCTAGACGAGCACACACATCATGACGGTGACCACCAGTAAGAATATCACCAGTATCAATATCAATATAAACAGGAGGACATCCACAATCAATGCCATTTTGTTCAACATCATCAGCCATCATATTGACTTTTTGCTGATTTGTACCAAGAAAACGACCAATATTATTTTGCTTTACAACATTTTTCCAAAGACCATACTCTTTCTTTATGATCTCAATACCATCGATTCCTTTGTCAGTTACAGAAGCAGTCCAATTATCGGGATCCCTGAGTTTTTTATCAAAGTAATCACAGATATATTCAACAAATTCTGGAGCAGAAGTAACAGTCATTTGGGAGATTTGATTGAACAGTCATACTGTAACCCATAAAAAAGGGGGTAGCAAGACCCCCTGTGACACTTATTCAATTGGTGTTGGTTCTGGTTCCCGAAAACCCTTCATTCCGTCATTACCACCAGCATATCCATCTTTAGTGAAGATAACATATTGAATAAAATAATCATCTTCAACATCTGATTTAGAATTAGGAAAATTATCTCTACAAAATTCTCTTGCTGAATCTTCTGTACTAAACTCTACAAAAGTAAACTCATTATATAATAATTTATCAAAGATAGCAGGGTTTTCAGACTGCATATTCATATAATATGCCGAGTAAATACTATTTGCTTTAGTAGCATCGTCAACATTATCAGGACCAGTAGTTCTTAAAACAACAACTGTAGTGTCTAATGCTTGTGTATAGTGGTACAACCACTCCATAAAGTTTTTAGATGATACGTACATGTCACTCTCCTAAATTTAAATTATCAATATTGATGCCAGATAGACCAGCATCTAATTCATATTGTTGAATTTTATCCCAGATTTGTTTACTCATCGGAATACCCTCCTCCAACCGTTTCTTCTCAATAATTGCCGCTTTCTCTACATTACCATGAATTGCTTCGATAGCAAATCTACCACTTCCTTCAACAGTTTTTTTGAATTGATCACTAGTTGATAGATATTCAATAGAATGCTCTGGGTCAAATTCATGATATTGCTGTGGATCAATTGGCCACTTAAACCCAGCATCCCAAACAAGATAATCTAAGAGATCATCAAAATCTTCGGGAGTTTTAATATTATCTCTTAAATATGCTCTATATGTAGCCCACAGTTCAACTTCACCTTCAAATACTTCTGGAGCATCTGCTAATTGAGACCAAGCAGATTTTTCTAGTAATCTAGTTTTAATTAACTGACGTTCTTCATCAATTTTATCAATGTATGTAGCACTTTTTGCCATCTCAACAATTTCTCTACTTCGTTCAATCTCAGAATCAACTCGTTGAACTTCAATAGTAGCCTTCAAAACATTAAAAAGTTATTTGATCTCACCTTCAGCCATCTCACCATAGTTATATCTATTATATCTTGCTTTTTTTGTAGTAAAATCAAATTTCATTTTCTCTTTATCTAAGATGTATTCACCATCTTCATAAATTGAGAAATCTACAATTCTATCATTATCATTAGTCCACTCATCTGGCAAATTCTTTAATAGATTAGAATTTACTGTTTCTGATAATTTACAAGCGTTGTATGAATATTCACCATCAGAATTTTTAATCCTAACGATCATTAATCTAGAAACAGCATTCCATTCCAAAATAGGTTTATGCTTTTCTGGAGGAGTAATAGATTCAAATTGGAAATCTTCTGGATTGAACGCCATCTCAGTCAAAATACTTTTTACTATTTAGTACGCCTTGATTACCCATTTCGTCCACAAGTATGGAGAAACCAAACTAACCTGATCTTGTGGTGCTAAAGACGGCGTTGGAACTAACTGTTTAGTAGCAGAAAGTGTAAATTGTCCAGGTAAAACTTGAACACCAAGATCCGTTATAGAGTTGAATGGTAAATCAACAACATTCTGCTTGTAATCTTGAGAAGCAGCGGCAAGACCGTCGCTTTGATTACCAGCAGAATCAAAGTTACCAAAACTATACATAGCACCACTAGCACCATTATCAAATGGTTCAAGCAAAGAAATATAGTGATCATGTGCTAATTTTTGGAGAGGAACAAATCCTTTCACCGTAGCAATTTTAGAGGGGATATCAATAGCACTAAACCACTTATAAGCAGGGTCAACACCTAAAAGAGATGAAGTTTGACCACCATTCCATGGAGAATTTGTCACATCAATATAAGAATTAATCTCATTAAAATCAGCACCACTATCTAATTGATCTTGAATCCATTTGGGATCGGGTGTTTCTTCAATCGAGTTAATTCCGATGTATCCACTAGGTTGAGTCCACTCTTCATTTTCATCATCATCACCACTCCACCATACAGTATCTTCACCAGGACAATACGCCGATTTAGGTAAATAAGATGATGGAACTGTTGGACGAGGAGCACTAGTGTCCCAGTACATATATCCCCAAGCATTCCAGAAACCATCGCTTGCAATTGCCGTTGGACCAGAATCATCACCAACTGGATTATTTCCAGATGTTTGAAAAGGTACTTTCCATCCACCATTTTGTCCCCAAGTTACTCTACCTTTAACAGCAACAGGATCTGGCTCTCCAGTAACCAATTCATGGAAGTGTAATGTAGTATCATAAATTTTTT